AAGCAGAAGTATCCACGGATAAGGAAGAAGAAAAACCAACCACAGAAGTAGAGGTAGACGAGGAAGGCAATAAAACATCAAAAGTAAAAGAAAGAAATCCAAATAAAACTGGAGTTCAAAGATCAGGTGACCTTCCTAGATTACAACGGAATGAACTAGAACAGTTTGCATCCTTTACATCGTTGTTTACAATGGCTTGCCTAACTCCTGAACAATTTAATAATCCTGAACTTTATAGAAATGGTGATGTATTTGCAGGTGATTTTTTCCTAAACGATGAAACAGGACAGGTAAATGAGTCCTCTATTGTTTTTTCAAGTGCAGGTAGATTTGATGGTGCAAGAGCAGGTGTATTCGGAACGTCATCTCCTGAATATTTTGTTGATAATTTTCAGATGAAAGTGTTAACCTCTGCAAATACAAGAAGCGGAAATCAAAATGCAGTAAGTTTTTCGTTTGAAGTATTCGAACCATACAGTATGGGACTCCTGCTTCAGAGCATGCAGAATGCTGCTATATCTGCAGGTTATGCAAATTATTTAGATAATGCTCCGTATTTGTTAAAGTTAGATTTCAAGGGTTTTAAAGAAAATGGAGAAGCGTTAACAAGTGTAAAGTCTAAATATTTTGTAATGCGACTGACAAGAGTAGACTTCAACGTAGATGAATCTGGAAGTAAGTATAATGTAAGGGCCATACCTTATAATCACGCAGGGTTCGGTGATACAATAAACACTTTGTTCACGGATATAAATCTAGAAGCAAGCAGCGAAGGCACAGTAAAAGAAGTTTTAGTAGATCCTAATAATCCACGTAGCCTTTGTTCTGTTTTAAACAGAAATGAAAAAAGATTAGTAGAAGCAGGAAGAATCGGCAAGCCCGATCAGTATGAAATACAATTTCCTGTTAAAAGTGATGACTTCGTAAGGGCTTCATCGCCTAATGAACGGTCAGCAACACAAAGTGTTAATAGACAAAAACAAAAAAAGATATCAGGAACCTCTGCACCTGTTATAACTGATTTTGGAAAAAATAAAATAGGATCAAGCACCTTCGGATTTGACCAATCAGATGGCGGCAATTTTGGATTCAAACGAGAAGGCGACGTTACCGATGCCGATGGCCGCATTTTAAGAGACAAAATGCTGATTGATCCTGATAAAAGAACATTTCAATTTACACAACAGCAGACATTGACCGACATCATTACACAAATAGTGCTGAGTTCTAAATATGCGGCAGATGCAATCAATCCTGATAATGTCATAAATGGATTTATACGTTGGTTTAGACTAGATGTGCAGATTGAATTTTTAGATTACGATCCTAAAGTTGCAGATTACGCAAGGAAAATTACATATAGGATAGTTCCGTTTCTTGTGCATCAAAGTGTTTTTTCAAATCCCTCTACTCCCGGAATTGGGTATGACAGACTGCAACAGAAAATAGTAAAAGGTTATGAATATATCTATACAGGAAAAAACACAGATATTCTAAAGTTTGATGTGCAAATTGAAAACTTATTTTACATAGGAAACAATTCTTCTCCAGAAAGTGAAACACCGTCAGAATCGAACCCTAATCAACAGGGTATTGCAGAAGATCCTCCTATTGAAACCGAAACGCCAGACGGTGGTGATTCACGAGCACAGGTAGCTAACCTTGGTAAGGGGAGGATACGTCCTAAGCCGATGGACAATAGAATAAGAGGTGGTTCCGGAACAACCAGCACCGAAAAAGAAGTAGCCAATGCATTTCATCAGGCATTTATTGAAGGGTCAAGTAAAGATCTTATCAAAATTAATTTAGAAATATTGGGAGATCCGTATTATCTAGCCGATAGCGGAATAAACAATTATTTCAGCCCAGAAGGTATCACTGAACAAATATTACAAGACGGTTCTATGAATTATGAAGGACAAGATGTCTATATCTATATTGCATTTAGAACCCCTGCTGATATAGACACAAACACAGGTATGTATAGTTTCGCTAAAGAAGGAGAGGAAAGTCCTTTTAGTGGAATATATAAAGTTGTTATTGTAGAAAATGTATTCGAAGAAGGCATTTTTAAACAAAATTTAACCTGTTTGCGAATGCCAGGACAAAGTATCGATTATGACAATCAACCACTTAATATTGACAGTTCTAATCAATTAGCAACACAAACGACTGTTAAGAAAAAACCAAAAGAAAGTCCAGCAGATCTCGAAACTCAAGCTAAAAATGTTGTTGCCAATATCTTTGGTATTGATCCTTCTGCATTTCCGCCTCCTGAGCCTGCATCAGAGACTGATAATTTACCAGAAAAACGTGTGCAACGTGTTTTCGGAACTTCAGACGAAGTGCAGTTGGTTAACTACAACATCGATAGATCTCAGCCTAGTAGAATAATAGATGGCGTAAGAGTTTTTGGTTCATCAAAATTACTTGATGAATTAGAAGGCAATTAATTAGAAAGGTAAAACAATGAGTATTGAAAAACGACCCTCGTATAATCAAACTGTTCAATCTGGTTTAAACGGAATTCAAACAGCAAGAGTTATAGGTCATGCGGATCCTACATTAGGAGGGGCATTGCAAGTTACATTATATAGAAAGCAAGCCAATAAACAAGGCGAAGTTCCTTATGTTGTTAGGCCCGCTTTTCCTTTCTTTGGAAACACAGCATATGAACATCAAGGAAATAATTTAACAGATTTCAATGATACACAAAAATCATATGGTATGTGGTTTGTCCCACCCGATGTGGGAACCGATGTGCTTGTGGTATTTGTCAACGGTGATCCTGCAGAAGGATATTGGCTAGGCTGTATTCCTCCGCGGTTTGCGCATAGGATGGTTCCTGCTATAGGTGGCACCAGCAATGTTGCATTGTCGGACAAAGATAAACAAAAATTCGGCCCTGCAACAATATTACCCGTCGGCGAAGCAAACAGACGGATTAACGGAAAAGCTGATAGACAAAAAGACGAAGATAAAATTCCTAAACCCGTTCATCCAATTGCCGACGCTTTCCTAGGGCAAGGACTTATTGAAGATTATGTAAGAGGAGTCACAGAAACTACATCTCGTAGAGTTCCGCCTAATTCTGTTTATGGTATTTCAACTCCAGGACCATTAGATCGAAGGAAAGGTGCAAAGAGGGCTGTTAGGGGAGATACACTAAGCAAGACAAATACTCCGGTTCCAGTAAGTAGATTAGGTGGAACACAATTTGTTATGGACGACGGCGATGATAGGTATCAACGCAGAGCTCCTGCAAGCCAACTAGGATTAGGTGAAGCCTATGCTGATACCCAAGCCGGTGAGCAAGGTCAACCTACTATTCCAGCAGAAGAATATACTAGAATCAGAACCAGAACAGGACATCAATTATTATTTCATAATTCAGAGGATTTAATTTACATAGGAAATGCCCGTGGAACATCTTGGATAGAATTAACATCTGATGGAAAAATAGATGTCTATGCCAAAGATAGCATATCTATACATTCGCAAAACGATGTTAATTTATATGCAGACAGAGATATTAATATGGAGGCAGGGCGAAACATTAATATGAAAGCTAGTGCACATTATTCTAAAGATAGTCCTACAGACGAAAAAGGAAAAATTATCGATGAAAACTTTTTCGACAGCGGACGCATACAAATGGAAAGTGCATTTAACACAAACTTACTCGTAGGCGCAAATCTCAAGATAGAAACAAGAGAATATATAGATGAGTTTGATGAAAAAATAGACGGCAAACTTGATATACATGTTAAAGGCAACGGAAAAATTGCAGTCGGACAAGGCAACGTAGAAGAAGCTTATCGTTTTGATCTAAACACCATTGGGGATAATCTATTTACTGCAACAGAAAATACTGATATTTTAAGCGTAAATGGAAATCACACAGAAACTGCGGTGCGTATAGATATGAATGGGCCTCAAGCTTCCACAGCTGAATTAGCAGATGTTATCACTGATTTGACAACACACGGGAACGCTGTAACGAACAATGATTTAGATTATGCTCAATCTAGATTCCAAGAATTTTATCAATTAAATAGTATAATGAAACGCATTCCCATGCACGAGCCTTGGGCACTACATGAAAATTTATTGCCTACATTGCTTAAACCAAAAAACACTGATAGAGAAGATTAATGGCTACAACACTTTATAATAACAAAAAAGTAGGACAGAACACAGTCAGCGTAGGCGATGATGCTCGTTTAACACAAACTTATAAAGGTTTCAGTTCGAAATCTAAAGATACGGGATTTAAATTATATGATATAGATCTAGTAAAGCAAGATCTTATTAACCATTTTTATATTCGCAAAGGCGAAAAACTTGAAAATCCTGAATTCGGAACGGTGATTTGGGATCTACTGTTCGAACAATTTACGGATGATGTAAAAGAATTAATATCCAAAGACGTTGAAGCAATTGTAAATTATGATCCGCGTGTATCAGTGCGCAGTCTTCTAATAGATAGCACAAGTCTAGGTATTAGAATCGAAGTAGAATTGCTGTATATTCCTTTTAATGTTAATGAGCGTATGACATTTAATTTCGATAAAGAAAATTCTATCATAAACTAAGCAGTTATCTAGGTTAGGTAAATACCTTATAGGATGGTATAATGAGCACAACTGAAAGACAAAATAACCTTATTCTCAACGAATACTGGACAAGAATTTATCAAACATTTAAGAACGCCGATTTCAAATCTTACGATTTTGAAAATTTGCGTCGTGTCATTATCAACTATCTTAGAGAAAATTATCCTGAAGATTTTAACGATTACATTGAAAGTTCTGAATACCTAGCCCTAATTGACGCTGTTGCATTCCTAGGACAAAGTTTAAGTTTTAGAATAGATCTAGCAAGCAGAGAAAATTTTATTGAGCTTGCCGAAACTAAAGAAAGCGTTTTGCGTATAGCTAAAATGCTTAGTTACAAAGCATCGAGAAATACACCTGCGCAAGGTCTACTGAAATTTACGACTGTAAGCACAACAGAGTCTGTTCTAGATGGAAATGGAAGGGATCTTGCACAACAAGTTATTTCATGGAATGATCCCACAAACGACGACTGGGCCGAACAGTTCATTCTTATCTTAAATGCAGCAATGACCGATAACACAGAATTTGGTAGAAGTCAAGGAACTTCTACCATACAAGGAATATCAACTGAGCAATACAGATTTAGGACGACCTCTAATGATGTTCCTGTGTTTAGTTTTGATAAAACTGTCGCAGGACGTAATATGTCCTTTGAATTGTTAAGTTCTTCTTTTGAGGGTAGAGATACTATCTATGA